AGCGGTAGCGGAGAAAACCCCTGGTCCGTTGATCCACCCGATGTACGGGCGCATTGAGAACGTGATCGCCGGGCCATTCTCACTGACCGAGGATCTTACCGCGCTCGGTGACGGTAAGCTGTCAGTCACGTTCTTAGTAGACAATGGTCCGCAGGTCCCGGAGCAGGCGGGGCTCACCGAGGCGCAGGTACTACGTGCGCGAGACCTGGCAGCCGCTGCCGTGCAAACGAATCTGAGCGATAACTTCCAGGTCACGCCTAGTTATGCGGGTAGCTTTGAATCGGCTTCGGCATCAGTTTCGAATGCGGCCAAGGCATTTAAAACGTCACAATCGCCCCTAGACATGGCTGACGATCTCTTAAATGCCGCTGATGCCCTCGCCTCTGATGCCGCTGCTCTCATTCTCGCTCCGGCTAACCTGGCAACGCGCCTTACTGGAATGTTCGACCAAGCGGCGGCGCTGTTGGATGATCCTTTATCAGCCCTGAACTATTACCAAGACAAGTTTAACTTTGGCATTGGTAATGGGGGCGCCACCGCGCGCACTGCGGCCCAACTTGAAGCGGCCAGCAATAAAGCGTTATTTGACAGCGCCATGCGCGTGCAGGCGCTTTGCTACGCGTATGCTGCGGCCATCGCCGTGGACTATGGGACGCTAGATGATGTAGAGGAGATGGAGGCACTGCTCGAGTTACAGTATGCTGCCGTAGTTGACCTAGCAGGAACGGACACCGACACACGAGAGGCGTTGGCCGATCTACGACAATCAGTGCAGGAGTTCCTTGATACGGCGAAGCTCACCGCACGGCGCGTCATCACCGTCACTACACATCCGACCACGGCCAGGTTGCTGGCCTTTCGGTACTACGGGGACGACAATCAGGGAGAATCTATCGTCAATCTGAATAACGGTAATGTCTCCAATCTCTCGGGTAGCGTGCAGGTACTGACAGAATGATCTTGGAAGTCAATGGCGTCGCTTATAGCGACTTCACGTCCATATCGGTGAATCGGCGCCTTGACGCTCTCTGTGCGCAGTTCAGCTTCGAGGCCGTGCGCATCGGTAATACACCGCTCCCGTTCAAGGGTGGTGAGGCTTGCCGCATCCTTGACGAAGGTGATCTAATACTAACCGGGAACATCGAACGATTGGATGTGAACTACGCTGTTGGGTCCCACAACATTACATTGTCAGGACGCGATAAGACAGGCGATATCGTTGACTCGTCTCTACGTGCTGTGGGCGACTTCAACCCACCCATCACACTCAAGCGGTGCATTCAGCTCGCCATCCGTGATATAGGCGCATCGCTCTCTGTTATCGACAGGAGTGGAGTGGAATCCTTTCAAAGTGCTGCCGATATGGTTGCGCCTGAGCCGGGGCAGGGCGCTTTTGAGTTCATAGAGAAATTGTCACGTAAGCGCCAGGTACTCCTGACGTCAGACGGGGCCGCCAACGTGGTGATCACGCGCGCAGCATCAACGCGGTCAACCGGAGCGCTACAAAATATACTCGGCGCTGCCGACAACAACATCGTCTCAGGCTCAATCAGTTATGACGGGACGGGACGATTCAGGGATTACACATTCGCCTCATCACTCAATCCAATCGCCCTGATCAAGGCTGGAGTCACGGATCTGGTGGATATTGCCTCGCAGTCGGGGGATGTGACAGACGCCACGATCCGCAGGGGTAGGCAGCTCGTCCTACAGAGTGAATCATCGTTATCGAGCGGCAATAACCGCGAGCGGGCTCTCTGGGAAGCCGACCTACGAAAAGCCCGCGGACGCTTGTACTCGGTCACGGTGCATGGCTTTCGGACTGGAGATGGCGACCTGTGGGCAGTTAACACGGTGGTTCCCGTCGTCGACGATTTTGCCGGTATCAATGGCGATATGCTCATCAATGAGGTGACATTTAATTATAGCGTTGACCAGGGGAGCACGACGGCGATCACGCTGGTACCGCCTAACGCTTACACCCTCGAATTGGCAGAGCCACAAGCACAGGTATTAGGTGATGGGCTGGTGGAGTAGGTTGATCCGTTGGGCCTTGGTGACCAAGGCCGGGGCAGACACGGGGCAGTTCCCGGTGCAGCAGGTGACGTACCTTGGGAAGGCGGCAGATACCACGATGATCTTTCCTTACGGTATGCACGCCAATGTTGACGGGGACTCGATAGGGCCGCTGCTCGTTCTCGGGGGTAACCTTGAGAACAGGGCGATGATACCGACTAGCATGACCAGACGATCACAGCTGGCCAGCGGTGATGTTGAAGTATACAGCCCGGTGAGTCGGAGTCGGGTCACTATTCGTAGTGGTGGCGGCATAGAATCTGCATCAACTACGTTCGACATTACGGCTACCGGAGCGGTAACTATCGCCGGAACCGGGATCACGCTTGACACGCCACTGGTCACGGCTACCGGAGCCTTGACAGTGATCGGAACGGTTACAGGGGCAACGATCGCAGCGGGGAGCGGGTTTTCTATTGGCGGTTCCCCCGGCGTTTCCGGGACATTCACGACGACTGACGGGAAAACTGTCACGGTCACTAGTGGGATTATTACTAGCATAGTTTAATCTATGACTACATAAGGTGATTTTATCATGGGACAGGATGCGGTATTATACGAATCACAGCAGTTTGACTTTGCTCTTGATGCGCAGGGCGACATTGAGACCGCTGACCAGCTCGATACCGCCCTCCTGATGAGCTTGTTTTGTGAGCAGCGCGCAGCACCATCGGAGATGCCGAACCCGCAGCAACGCCGAGGCTGGATCGGGAACGAAGCGACACCTGGGATTGAGATAGGGTCGAAGCTCTGGCTGTACGAACAGGCCCGCGTCACGCGGACGACCCTGAACGGTATCCAGACGGAGGGGCAGCGGGCGGTGGCATGGCTGGTCGAGGATGGTCTTGCAAACAAAGTGGAGGCGAGTGTGAGCACGAACGAGTTGACGATCAACCTATTCCGACCGAACTCAGAAGTGGTCAGCGTCTACTACCCATTGTGGGAAGGTACCGGGGTATAGCGCATGCCACTTAATCTCCCTACATCCGCTACTGAGGTCGTCAACCGGGCGAAGGTCAGCGTGCAGCGTGAAGTAACCGGGTCAAATCCGTTCTTGCGCAATAGCTGGATCGGTGCCATTGTCACCGGGATCGCGAACCGGGTATACGACTTCTATCTTCAGTTGAAGCAGGCGCTCTTACAAGCGATCCCCGATACGGCGACAGGTGAGTACCTTGTTCGCTGGGCTACGATCTGGGGTGTGTCGCGCCTGCCTGCCACACCGGCCACTGGGATCGTTGCTTTTACAGGGACAGCGGGGAATAGCATCCCCATCGGTACGGTAGTAACGAGCTCTGGCGGACAAGAATATGAGACACAAGGCGCATCAACTTTAGCGGCGACGGTCATCAATGTCAGTTCGATAACGCGGTCAGGGACGACGGCGACAGCGACTACTGCGAGCAGCCATAACCTGGCAAGTGCGGTGCCCGTTACCATCGCTGGTGCTAACGAGGCTGAGTATAACGTCACAGATGCAGCGATCACCGTAACTGGTACGGATACTTTTACGTATACGGTGACAGGTAGCCCTGCTACCCCAGCGACAGGGACGATCACCGCAGGCTTCACGTCATCGTATGCTACCGTCGAGAGTACAGCATTCGGGGCCGCCAATAACCAGGATGCCGACGCTGAGCTTACCCTGCAAACGCCTATCGTGGGCATAGACAATACTTGCTACGTCACCTACAGCAAACTCGCTGGAGGGACAGACCAGGAGGACGATACCGCGCTTCGCAGTCGGTTTCTTTATCGTCTGCAAAACCCTGTAGCGCAATTCAATGCGGCAGCCATTACGGCGGCGGCAAAAGAGGTAAACGGCGTTACGCGTGTATTCGTGCAAGAGATCACCCCTGCAGTGGGGCAGGTGACCGTCTACTTTATGCGTGATGGAGAGGACCCTGCGATCCCGAGCGCTGCTGAAGTCACGACAGTGCGTAATAGAATCCTTGAGCTATTACCGGTTAATACCGCCCCGTCTGACTTATTCATTGCAGCGCCCACCGCAGTGCCCGTTAACTTTACATTTACGGCGTTAAGTCCCGATACAACTACCATGCGCACTGCCATAGAGGATTCACTTGATCAGTTATTCGGGGATACCTTGGACGTCGGCGAGGACCTGACCGAGGATGCTTATCGTAGTGCGATCTACAACACTATTGACACCGTGACCGGGGATCGCCTGGTTAGCTTTACGCTCAGTGCTCCAAGTGGGACCGTGACCATAGCGTCAAGTGAGATCGCGACTAAA